AATATGTCCATTTAAAAAAAATGGAATATCAATATATCTTAATAATTCTTTTAGCAATAGCACTTTTAATTTTATCATTCAAATGAGAAGTATACCACACGAACCAAATATAATAGACCAAGAAAAAAAAGAAACGTACAATAATCTTTCTAAGGTTGTAGCCGATGCTTGCGAAGCATGGCTTCTCAAGAAAGGTATGGGAACATACAGTTTTAAAGAACAAATGAGTAACAGCTATAAAGAAGCTAAATCTAAAAGTACTTTAGACTACGACAAAGAATAAAAAATTTTATTAGCTAGGAGTAGAGCGCAGGGAGATTCTGCGACGAGGTTTCTTTTCGGGTTTTTTCTTGATGTCCCCGTTTATTCCTACATTGATCACCTAGCTAGTAATCCCCACCTTGGCTCCTAACTCGTTGAGCATCAACGAGTTACCGCTGCGCGGCCTCCTGACCCTCGTAACTCCTTGATAATGAACGACTTACAGGACTAAAAAGGGAAATAAAAAACCCACAATAAATTGTGGGTTTGATGATAATATGGTATACTTATTAAGAGTTATTCGTTTAACCTGAGCGTGTTATTTGATTTGTATTATTAACGCCGATTACTTCCAACTTGCCAAGAGTGCTAGATTTTTTACCTCTGATCCATCTTCCCGACCAATCTTTATTTTGTGGTCTTCGCCAGTATTTTTTGTACACCTCGCCCGTGTCCTTATTTACTAATAAATATTTTGCTTTTAATTGTTTAACTGTACCGCCTCTATCCTCAGGTTGATAATATTGTTCTGGTTTCGCTCCTATCTCTATACACTTATTACGCCATACCTCATTATGCCCATGACCTCTTCCCACCAGGGCGTGAGCAATCTCATGAAGTACTACATCTTGGCTTTCCTCAAATGTATTTATATTTGCAAGCTTCTTTGTAATACCTATTTCTTTTTTATGGTATCTGCACTGACCATATCTACGGACTGCCCTAGTATCCCAAACAAATGTCCACTTATTTAAACCGTGAAGATTCATCTGCTTCCTAGCCCACTCTTTTATTTTGTGTAATTTTATTAAATCCATCTTTTTAAAGTTAGTATTAATAGTGCTATCGTTAATACAATAAATTCAATCATTGTTTATTTAGATGAGAGAGGTGAGTATTAAGATACAGACTGAACTCATTAAGTGCAATCGCATGGCTCCCTCTTTCTTTCATAGCTTTACTAAAAGCATCCTCACCGTCAACATAATAATCTCTTGGGTGGAAATTCATATTCTCAAAAGCTTTGAGAAGATCTTCGAGGCTGTCAGCAACCTTCTCGTAATCGCTTAAAAGAGTTTGTTTTCCTGTGCCGTTCATATGGACAGTTGGTAATGGGTATTCTTGTTCTTCAATCATACAGACATAGTACTACCACCTACGGTGGTAGTCAAGGTTAAAATTCAATAAAAATTAATAAAAATTAAATTAAATTAAAAGACTAAAAACAAAAGCCCTATTACTATAAGGAGTAGTACCCATATAGGTATGGTATCCCATGGGTTGGGCGAACAGAACTTTTTATATTCTTTCGCTTCGCGCTTATTTCTTTTTCTTTCAGTCACTCTGGGGTTTATCTCTTCTTCTATTACCATTCATTCGCTTATTACGCTTATTACGCGCCAATCCGAAGAATATTAATGTGTCGGTTATGTCACAAAATCAATTAGTAAATATAATGTGATTAAAAAAAATATCAGATATAAAGTTGACTCTAATCGTGTCATGTTTATTTGGGGGTTAGCGGTCGATCTGTGATTATTTGTTTATTTAGCGATAATCATTTGATCTACGTATTACTTTACACTAATCCCCGCTCCAGTAGTCGTCTATATCTTTGTCTCTATATGTTGTTTTCTCTCCCTTAGTACAAGCCAATATAAATAGACTAAAGAATAAAATAATAAACCCCCAAGGGTAAAAATCATCCATAATTGTTTTTTAATATTTAAAATGATATTTAATTAATTAAAAAGGAGTGGGTGTCTACATCTCCAAGACCAGTTAAATTTCCATCTCCAGAGTCTTTATATCTCTTTATATTGTATCTATATGTAATCTTTATCATTTTGCTATATTTGCAGGGTATTTTTGTACTGTGTTGTTATGTGTGGTGGGTGTTGTAACGTATGTGGGAATGGGTACGTAGTGGGGTGATGAGGGGTGGATTGGGTTGCTTTGGGTAATGAAGGTTATTTATAATTACAAACGAACAAAATATAATTTATAATTAACCCTCAATAAATATCACTGACCACAATATGTTGTATATTATGAGCGAGATAGCTACACTACATAGTAAGTTTACCCCAAGAACCAAAGATGTTATTAAACAAAAGTATATTATTTGATTCGAACACTTACTTGCCATGGATGAGTCTTCCAATCTTCTCCCCTGCTATTAAGTACTACTGTGTCTCCTGCTTTGGCTACCTTCTTTAATCCTGCAATAGATATTCTTTTATCTCCTCTACCCTTAGACTTATAGAAAGAAACTTTACATTTTGTGTTATCTTTGTACTTGCCGACTAATTCAAATCTTTCTCCTGCATCTGCTTCATTGTAATTGAAGTCAAATTGTTCTGCAAACTCACACACTGTTTTGTTTGCGTCTATGATACTTTTCTTAAGCATCGTTTCTGTTAATTGGATTGTTGCTTTTTTAAACATATTATTTATTTATTTATTATTAGTCTCTCCATGACCATTTTACTTCTGAGTCAGATAACTCATGATATATACAAGTTTCTATTCCTTCCTCATCTGTATCGGTCATTGCGGTTACAACTAAATCTTCATTATTCTTCCTTATACTCCTAGCTAATTTTCTAGCTACTTCTTTCTCACTCATGCTCTCAGGATGCCAGACACGAATGCCAAAGACACTTTCTTTTGTATCCATATCATAAAGCTTATGGTACTCATTCTCTTCTTTATTATCCATGCCCCGAAGATAATGCCTATATATATTAAGGTCAAGCAAAAAAGTTAAAATATTTTAAATTAATTTTATTTAGAAAAAATGTTTGACTCTGATTTAAAAGGAATTATAATCCATTTATATGACTAAGAAAAGTAATCGTGGACGACCGAAAGGAGCCACATCATTTGTGCGAATTGCTTTAGGTGATTTGCTAGAACAGCTAGGTGAAAAAGCTACTGTAGTCGTTTCTAAGAAATGGCTAGAGGGTATTGGGTTAGATGTAAATGCTACTCCACCGCCATCATCACCTGTTAATGAAGTTAAAGAAGAAGAAGAAATAGAAAGAATTCAATTCACTATCCACAATGACTAAAGAACTTATAGGACAAAAGCAACTCAAGAAGAGATTGCAATTTTACACTGATTCAAAAAAAGCTACAGGTGTAATTCCGTTTCTTATGTTCAATGGAGCTAAAGGTTTAGGTAAAACAGAATTTGCTAAACAGTTTGCCAAAACTTTAGGTAAACCAATGATAGAAATTAATTGTTCTACCATTAGAAATGCGGAGCAGTTTTTCGAACAAATCTTTATTCCTGCTATTTTGGATAAGGATGTAACAATATTATTTGATGAGGCTCATGCTTTACCAAATGATTTGATTATGTCTTTTCTAACTGTCTTTAATGTAGAGGGAGCCAAGACAAAAAGGTTTGAGTTTGGCGAGAACAGTTTTGTTTTTGAGTTTGAGAGGCAGACATTTATGTTTGCTACTACAGAACTAGACAAATTGTTTCCTCCGTTTAGAGATCGTCTTACTGTACTAGACTTCGAGCCATATACAAAAGAGGAATTGGCTAGGATTATGTGCAAGAAGATTGATTGGGTTAGCTTTGATGAAGATATAATGACTGATATCGCCTCTACGCTTAGAGGTAATGCCAGATCAGCTATTAAAAGAGCATTAGAGATAAAAGCATACTGCGAAGTACATAACCAGTCTATCTTTGGCAGAAAAGAATGGAATATATTATGTAAACTCCTAGGAATCTTACCTTTTGGAATCAACAACACTGAACTGCAAGTTATGCAATTGTTAAGAGAGCGTGGGGCTTGTACTCTACAAATGATATCTGCTGTTACAGGTATGTCTCGTACTGCAATACAACGTGATGCAGAAATCTATCTTTTAAAAGAAGGTTTTATGAAGATCGATGGCAAGCGTTGGATTACAGATAAAGGAGTAAAAGCACTAGAACAAATAAATGCCTAGGAAGAAAAAATATGCCCCGACTTCAATTGAGGTCGGTGGAGTAACTTTCAACATCGTCTACAAAGAGTTAGATGATTTTGGACAAATGGATATTGATAAGAAGACTATCTTTATCCGCAAGGGAATGTCTAATGAAGAAAACTTTGATACCTTAATGCATGAGTGCGTTCACGCCTGTCTTGCAGTTGGTGGAATAAGTTACGCAATAGATGAAGATAAAATAGAAGAGGGCATCACCAGATGCTTAGATCACTTACTATTTCCCATATATAAAAAAGAGATTAAAAAATTATAATTATGCCAAACCACGTAACAAATAAATTAGTTGTAAGAAAGCATGGAGCTATTAAAGTTCTTCCTGCTCTTTACAGTGGTACTATCGAGTACAAAAGTATAGATGAAAAACTCTATGACATTTTACGGAACTTTTCTTTTAATAAGATTATTCCTCAAGGAGAACATGACAATCAATGGAGATGGGACAATTGGGGAACCAGAACAGATGCTTATGTTATTGATGATCCTGATGAGTGGCAGAATAAAGATGAGACTATTAACCTAATTAATAGTTTTGGTCAGTTCGAGACTGCATGGTCACCACCTTTACCAGTAGTACGCAAGCTACAAAAGATGTTTCCAAGTTATTCTTTTGCATTAGAGTACATAGACGAACAATTTATGTTTTGTGGTTGCTTAGATATTAAAGGAGAAGATGACCACTCAGAAGAAGAAAAAGATTTAAGGTATTATGGAGCTTATCTCTTACAATATTCACACAAAGATTTAGACGAATTCTTTGAAAGTTGTGAAGAAACTGTTTGACATTGAATTAAAACTAATTTAAATTAATTAAAATGAATTATTATTACACAGACGAAGCAGATTCAGTGATTGATACACTGGAAGAACACAAACATTTAATTATGGAAGCATTCAATCCTATCGGAGATGTATTTGACGAGATGGAAGCACAGTTTGATTTGATGATTAATGAAGCAACAAAAGTACTAAACAACAGCAAGAGAGTAAAATGAGCAAAGGTTATACAAAACAAGAAGTAGAGGACTGGCAAAAGTCGGTTAGCAAAGACCCTCCAATGGTAGCTTGGGCTAAAAGCAAAGAAGAAAGTACTAAGTTAGTTAAAGAAGGAATTAGATCATACGAATATGAGTTATTTTTGTCTCATGACGTAGACCAAGGTTTCTTGGTTGACTGTAGAGAAGATGTTGTGGAGAATGGTGATGTAGTATCATCTGAGTACGAGGAAGGTTATATCTTTGATGACTACTTTGAAGCTGAAGCTCAATTAAATAAAAGAATAAAACTTTGCGAGAAACATAATGAAAAATATTGTGTTACTAATGAGGTTAAAACTTATCTCACAGTGCTTGGCAGACAGATTATCAGAGAAGAAGCTGAGAGAGAAGAAGGTCAGACAAAAGAAAAATCAACTCTTTGGACAGTTGACCTTAACACAGTATTCAAAAACATTTTGTTTGACTGTACTGAGGATGAACTAGAACAGAACGTTCAAGAGTTTGTCATTAGTGAAATCGAGAATTTAGACTGGACATATGAGAAAGCTGATGTAAATGTCAGCAAGACAATGATAAGATCATGAGCGAAGAAAATAAAGAAACAAAATACTTTAGTGCGTCTTGTAATTTAAATTTCACAGCAGGAAGTTATGAGGAGGCTTGTGACCAACTGCTAGACTATTTAAAAGACTCAGTTAATGATGGAGATGTTACATCGTGGTTTGTAAACGAAGAATAATTATGAAAAAACCTTATAAAATTAAAATATTAGGTGGAGAAGAAGACGGCAATGTTAAAGGCTTCTTCTCAAAATATCAATTGCCTCAAGCTATTGCTATGTTGACGGCAAAGAACGGCAAAGACTGGGCATATGACTTACAAGAAGTAAATGAAAGATCCACTGATAGTTGAAGTAGAGACAGCAGACGGAACAATTAGAAATGTTCTTTTAACTCAAGGCGTAGAGATAAGACACTTCTTTGAAATCAATGATGAGATATCATATTTCTATGACCCTGATGAAGCCTCAGAACCAAAGGATTTAATTGGTATGTCTGTCTATGGGATGATAGAAGAAAAAGGAGATATCATAAAAGAAATAAAAAGAGTATTTGATTATTATTCTTTAAGAGATATAACAAATGACTTGCACTCAATCTAAATGTAAGTACCCTGTCACTTGCGATTATAATAGTAATTGCATGGATAAATTAGTAGTAGAAGCTAACAAAAGAAGAAAAATGAATTACAAACAAGCAATAAAAATTGTACTGGAATTAGCCCAGAAAGAAATTGATAACAATGAAGCAACTTATGATGTGCCTAATCTTGTTAAGGATGGCACTTCTGTTAATCTTGAGAAAGCTGAAGAAGCTTTTGAAGTTGTTGAAGAAGAAATAGAAAATTTACCTTATTAAATATGAGCGTTACTTGGAATAAAGATTCAATAGATTTTAGTTTTATGGGAGGATGGACTCTCAAAGCAGAAGCAGACGAAGAGAACAAAGCATTTCATGTTACTATAACAAACAGTGATGGTGACATAACTGATTCAGTTGGTAACGCTAGAAAAGAACATAAATTTTCTTTCGCTTTAGTACAGGAGGATAAAGATGACGAGTGAAACTAACACAAAAATTTTATTAAAGGATGGTTCTGATAATGATTTTGTGGTTGAGTCTACAATCGATTTCAAAGGGGAGCCATTTGCTAAAGGGAAACATACTTTTCCAGATTATCAATCAGCAAGAATGTATTATGACGATTTAATTTCATGGCTTCCCCATGACAATAATCATGACTATATAAAAGAAGAATTGGAAAAAGCAATAGCTGATAGTAAATAAAAAGAATGCATTTTAAAGATGAGATTAAAGCCATAGCAGAATTAGCAAGCGAAGAACATCCTATTAAGATTGCTCACTGGGCTATAAAAAACAAAAAAGAAAGATTAGAAGAAGTATTTAAGTTTAGGGCGAAAACATTTAATAACTTAGAAGACTATCTTGACTTTTGTGTTAAAGATGCTATTGATTAGTATGAATATATTTGCAGTAGACAAAGACCCAAAGATATCAGCACAGCAACTATGCGACAAGCACGTTGTTAAGATGATTTTAGAATCTGCTCAAATGTTATGCTCTGCATATCCTAACGGAGACGCACCATACAAGAGAGCTTTTTACAATCACCCATGTACTATTTGGGCTAGAGAATCGCAAGAAAACTATGAGTGGTTACTGACCCATGCATATGCAATGTGCCAAGAGTACACCAGACGTTATGGCAAAGTACATAAATCTATTGATGCTATTGAGTGGTGCGGTAAAAACTATATTAAGTTAAGGCTTCCACAAAAAGGTCTAACCAAATTTGCACAGGCTATGCCAGAACAATACAAAAACAAATGTAGTGTTACAGCTTACAGGTCATACTATAATGGCGAGAAAGCAGGATTTGCTACATGGAAGAAAAGAGAAACTCCTAATTGGTTTGTAAAAGCATGAATTTTTTTAAACTCCTCCTCGCATATGCCAACATGATGGTTCCTGCTCCTTCCGAGGAGTGGGAACTACATGATGCACACACATTAAATATAGGTGTTGACGATAGCCACTATTTAATCGTGCATACTTCTGGTAGATGGTACGAGAAAGTATGTGACGAAAAAGGAAGACCTTTATATATATGCAACAGTGAACACCATCGCTATATGATTAAATGGAAGGATAATAAACCTTCGATTAAATACAAGGCTCCAAATGGGTGGCAGTGGATTAAGCTGAATTAAAATTAATTTTAATTCAAATCAAAGTACTTAAATAGTTGGTGGGTTTGGATCTCCAGATGGTGGTGGTGGAGGTGGAGTATTACACCAAGTTCTTAATGCAGGGATAGCGGCTGTAATAGCATCCATGGCGGTTTTAACTTCTGGCACTTCATTAACACAATCCCAAAAACTTTTTCTTCCGTTTACTCTACTTGGTACATTGATATACTCTACTCCTTGATTGTCAGGAGTTGAATATATTTCTTGACCACTAGGGTTATAAGGCAAACATTCAATTTGTATGTTTCCCTGATTGTTTCCAGAAGCATTAACTTCTGGTGCGTTAATGTTTATCTGACGCAACCAAATGTTATCATACTCTTGTTCTGGTTTAGCAGGTACAATGTATGGTTCATTTCTTGGAATTGGATCTCCTAATTTCTTCTTAGCCATAATAAATAATATATTTAATTCTTTAAATTTCTATTTTATTATTACACTTGTGTAAGTAATAATGTGAATTTAATTGTTGTTTCTCATTTGACCACAAAAGAAGGATTATATTTTAGGTATTTGACAATGACGGCTAAGTCGTATCTGGAGATGGATGTAGTGGTTGAAGCAAGAAAAGAACAAATAGATTATTATTACAAACTTCTCAAAAAAAAGGGTTTGTATGACTTTGTTTCAGAAATTGTACCACCAGAATACGAAGTTGATGGAGTAAGATTAGATACAGAATTAAATTATCCTTTAACAGTACAAACAAATTGTATTCACGTTTTTAACGTAACTAATCTAATAATGCAAATTAAAGGATTAGCTAAAATAAAAAAAGAATTGTTTTGATTTTTTAAAAAAACAGAAAATATATTCCTTTATTTGGCAAAATATCATTCGATCTGGGACTTTTTGGTTATTTGAAACTTTTTAATTCACTCTGGTCCATGCAATAACCCTCTCCATGCCCGAGATTTTTTAGATTAGAAGGTTGTATTAAATCTTTTTTCATTGCATATCCTTTGATATCCACTTCAGAATTATCTACGATACAGAGTACATACATATCGACATCTGGATTTTCTTTTTTTGTAGCTAATAGTCTGCCAGATTTGTATGTAGTGGATTTGATATCGTAAGAATATCCCTTCAGCTTGCCATCTGCACTGCCACTCCTGGGAGTTAACCCTAAGTCTGGAAAAGTATTGAACTGTTTTGCGAATGCATACTCAGCTTTCATACCCATGACATCAGCTTCACTACCATCTTGAGTACCAACTTTTGCGTCTTTAACTCCAGAACTTCTGGCAATAATTGATCTCATTCTGCCTAATTGTTCGCATATTAGAACTTCGTCTGGCTGTAGTTTTACAATCACTTATTTGGATTTATTTTGTTCGATCTGGGATCTTTCTTCAATCAGCATTGCTTTAGCAAGGATGGCATAGTTTACAATGTCATCACACGCATCTTCAACTGTCTCGTTCGACACAGATAATTCTTTGTCGTTGGTGAAAGAATTTATTCTTTGTATTTTATCTATGACTCTTATCAGTAAACCTTTGACTGGATGTAAGCCTATTATCTTTGATGAGTTAAAGTTAGCAAAGATATCTGTAGCTGTTTTGCCGCCAGTATAGTCTTTATTTTTCTTTACCATGATTGATTTGCACTTGGAGCAAGTGTCTTCATGGATTTCTAATAGTTCATTTATGTTCATTTTTATAA